TCATGTGTTAAAAGATATGCAGTTGAACCTCGATGCGAAATTTGAATCGCAACTTGATTGGCAAGAATTGCCTGAAAAGAGAGCTTGTAGGATATGTATCCATTTTCCAAGTGGTTTAATAGACGAGAAACAATGGGGAAACATTATTGAGTTCTATTGTACATATCTTCCAAAACTGAGAGATGTTTTCAGAACCCCACTAGAAGAGGCATTAAAACACAACATATAGCATAAAAGAGCTCCCACATTCGTAGGAGCTCTTTTCAAATGGCTTCTTATTTGATTTCAATACTGTCTCTTACTCTCACCCACAAGTCATGCACAAAGCTCGGTCCTCTACCCAGTGCAGCCCCTGTGAGTGCATACAGCACATAAAGCAACACTGGCTGCGTCACGTCAATCACACCCGCAAGGAAGTTAATCTTCGCCACGACGGCAATCACAATCCCTATGCCCATGCTCACGATCTCAGCAATGGAGATCTTTCCCGCGGTCTTGTCCCAGATGGGCTTGAGTGTTTGTACGATCGCCTCCACAAAGAGCGCCAAAATAATCAAATTTGCCAAATCCATATAATTTCCCCTTTCATTTATCCCACAGCCTCATCGCTGTTGGTTTCTATTTTGCTGTTCTGCATAATGAACGGATTGATCCGGCCGAGGATCAGCTTGCCCGTTTTCAGTCCGGAACAGATGAAGATTTCCGATCCCCAGAAGCCATACCAGAGGCGGGAATACTCCGTATCAATCCAGAAGTCGTACTGTACACGCAACCACAGCAGCACCAAGGTGTAGGTTGTGATCGCCGCCATGGATAAGACGATAAACTTCGTCAGTGTCGGTATCTTCGCCATGGTTGCCCTCACACATTGCCGGGCAAGATTTCAGATGCAAGATCACCGAAGATGTAGCCGACGAAGCCGTTGTAATCGATCTGGTACCAGTCCTCAGCGACACCATAAACGTTGTAAACGTCGTTCTTCTTTGCGCGGCCGACTATGGTGTATTCCAGCCCGGGACCGCTGCGGACGTTGCACCACTTGTTGATCTCATCAACGATAATCTTGCCGACTACCTTGAGATTGTTTGCTTCAAGTGTGCCGTGCGCGTCGTTGCCGTCCTCCAGCGCCATCAACACATGACCGTTGCGCAGGAAGACACCGCCGCGCTTGGCGAGTGCATCGAAGCTGACATGAGCGCTATCGGAGTAGTATTTAAACTTGCCGGTGGCAAGCAGTTTCTCGCGCAGATTGCCGGTGTAGCCATCCGGTTTTAGATTCAGCCCGGCGAAAATGAAGCAGCATATGATCAGCGAACTGCAGTCGAAGTCGCCGCCTGCGCCCGCTGTGCGGCCGCTGTTGGCGACAATGGCGCGGTATCCGTCCCATCGGCGCACCTTGTCCTGCGAGTAACCGTAGGCGCTGTCAGCGCAGATTTGTTCCATATACTGCGCCGCGCGCTCCGCCATGGCGGTGTCGGTACATTCGAGATAATATTTCCAGACGCGGCCCACACTATTCTTGGCATACCACTTGGAGATGGTGATCTCCTTGCCGGTCTGGTCGCCGGGGTTGAGCCCGATGGTCTTGCCCAGTTCGTCCATGACCGCGTGACCGATTCGAATGCTCATATCACCCGTTCTCCCTTTCAGTTACCCTGCGCGCCGTCTTTCCGCTCGCGCCGATGTGCTCATCGAGCCGCTTGTGCGCCTGCTTGGTAGAGGCATCCACTCTGGCAAGCTCAACAGCGAAGTTGGTGTTGGTATCACGCTGCCGCTGCTGCTCAGCTTTGATCTCGTCCGTGTTCGACTTCACGTAGCCAAGGTCAGACATGATCATGCCCATCTTCTGACCGTCACCGGAGTCATCGGCCTTTTTATTGCGAAACAGCGCCACGATACCGAAAACCATGCCCATGATAATGGCCAGGGTGCTGATCAAGTCTTTGATCTCATCCATTCGCTTTTCCTCCCGTCTTAGTTTGATATGAAATGCTCACAAAAAAAGACCGCCGAGACGAACACAGCGGTCAATGCAACACGCACAACAATTGATTTGATATAGCTATGGTTTAAATAGGAGCAATCATCTCACCATAAAAGACCGCACCATCCGCGCGCGTCCACGATTCCCCATGCGGAACGATCCGGTAGCGCGGAATCAAGTCCTCGCAACCGACAAAGAACTCTGTGGCGTAAGGGGCAAACCCCTCAGCCGGTTCGGCGTAGCAACGGTATTCGGAATCCAGATACACCGTCACAGTAATGATTTCGTCCATATCAGCACCTACTCTCCATATATAGCGTTTACAGTCAAATCGTCTGTTTCATAATAGCTGCTCTTGCCGAGCGCCACATGAATATATTGAAGCCCGGTCAGCGCGGACACGTCCAGAGACAAGGTCTTTGCACCCGTTGAGAGATCGACGCCAGCTACGCCTGTGGAGAAGCCTGCGTTCGTCCCCGACAACACGGTCGGATTAAGAAACAGATATGCCTTATGTGATCCAGACGATCCTCCGCGATATCGAGCATAGTCGATTTTGAGGGTGTCGAAGTCGGTCACGTTAATCGGATTCGCGCCGTTAACACGGGCATACCCGGATGTCCCTCCGGTGGTCATGCGCAACACAAGGGTATTGGAGCCAATTGTGTAGTTCGCGGCCCCTGTTGAGGTCCCTGAAAAACTGCCAACCAATCCGACAGCGCCAGCGTTGTAAAACTCAGACCGGATTCTTTTCCATGTTGCGGATTCTCTCAGATATGCTTCCAGAAGCACCCAGGAGGTTCCGTTGTACTGATATGCCGTCAGCACATATCCGGTCACCAGCGGATCTTCCAAAATGGTCAGCAGCCTTAGGGACTTTGATCCGATTTTCACGCGGATCTCGCCGGTCGGCCTTCCAGCCGGGCGGTCGTTAGCAATCAGCACGTCCGCAATCGCCAGAGTGGTGATGAAGCCGAATGTGTTCTCTTCTGCGATGGACGGAAGGTTCGCGTAACTGGCCGCCGATACGTAGTCGTACTGGATCGCCCGGCCGCCCGCGCCGCCGCGCCGGATGATTCTGCCGCTTGCGTTCATGTCATGCCTCCCAAAGCTGAATCGGAATATCCACCGCCGGGGCCGTGTCTCCGCAATAAAACGTGATGGAATTCGTGCCGATGAGATACTTCAACACGAGCGCCCATGCCACCGCCTGCGCCGCTTCTTCACTTGGAACACCGTCTTCCACAAACCTCAAATCGCAAGTGAGCGTATGATCTGCCGACACGCCGGTGATTGCGAGTGTTTGTGCCTTTCGTACGGCATATTCTGCAACGATCACGTTGCCGTTCGCGGGTGTGCCGGTCAGCGATATGCCGTAGGTTGCAAGCGAAACGTTCGCGCCGCCGAGCTGCCATGATGCGGCCGCGCTGCTGTATGTGAACGTCTTCACGGCGGGTGTGCTGGACAGTGCGCTCTTGAACGTCACCGTGTTCATTGCGACAATGCCGCTTGCGACGTTCGTGCGTTTGCCGAACACATCGGCATCGGCCCAGTTTGCCGCCAGCAGCGTTGCTTCAAACGGCGACTGGTTCGCCGCGGCGATCCGCGCCGCCTCGTCAATCTGTGCGCCGGAGTAGGCGCTGTTGTAATCTTCCATGGTTGCTCCTTATCTCACCATCAATGTATTGCCGCTCGCGATGAATGCCCCGCCGTCCGCCGTGCGATAAGCCTTCAGCGGGGTTTCGTTGAGCTTTGCAAAAATCGCCGCGCAGGCGCGTTCGATGCGATTCAAGTCGTCTGCGGTCGGCGTTTTGCCATTACCCGCCCACGTCACCTTTCCGGTGTAGTAAGTCGGTGCATAGGTGTTGGTTGTGATCCGGTACAGGCTCTCCTCGAGCGCATTGATATCGCCCGCGTGCGGAAATCCGGAGCGATCCTGCGGCGTCATGCCGAGAATATCGAACACCACCGCATATACGTTCCGCCCCGCGGCGTGGAGATATCGCAGGTTCCCGATGATGCGGTTGTAATCCTCCGCGTTGAACCAGTCGCCCATATAACGGCCGTTGACAAACGGCTTGATTTCCCAATCGGTCTTTGGTTTTTGCCACATCAGCTTGTCTCCTCTTTCCGCAGGGTGAACTGCTCCCGCAGGCTGTATTGATAGGTAATATTTGCGTCGAGGATGCTTGCCTGCATACCCTTATAGCCGATCAAGTCGCCAGGCTGCAGCTCCGGATAACCGAGCGTCTCCGCGCTCCATTCGACGCTGTTGCCGAAATGCGCCGCAAGCCACGCCAGATAACCGGGTTTGATCGATGCGCCGGACAACAGCGGGTTTTCAATGGTGCAGTCCTCGCCGGTGGTGTTGACTGCAATCATCCGCGCGTCCTCCGCACACTGGATCAGTTTCTTTCCGGTCAGCACCACTTCCACGTCGCCGGTCACGCCGGTGACGGTAACGCAAGTGGCATATGCAAAAGAAGTATAGGTGAGCACCGCGCCGCTGGCGGATGTTGCCGCGGTTACGTCCATATACATATCGCCGTGTTCAATCCATGTTTCCTCACCCGCGGGGATCGTTGCTTTCTTGATCTCGGCAGGCACTTCGGCAGTACGGTTGTCGAGCAGAGCGACTACATTGCGGCAGTTAGTCAGCTTCGTTCCTTTGGGGTTGCCGAAAATATCATCCGCCGTGATCTCATAACCGTTTTCCCAGTTGAATGCGACTCGCTGGATGCGCGGACGTTGCACTTTTGCATTGCCCTGAATGGTTAGCAGCATGCGCACGATGCGATCAAAATTGTCTATGATGATCATATGCGCCGATGTTACAGGCCATTCGCGCTCGTACACGGTCTTATAGCCGCTGCCTCCATCATCTCGTCGCCCGCGCAGCCGCACACTCGAAGGCAGGAAGTTTGATCCAAAGTCGATCACGACCGATCCAAACGTCACGTTAGCAGCGAACTCAAACAATACCTCTGGCACGTTTGCGTAGCGGCCATCGGCCTGCGGATATAGATTCCAACCGATACCGCAGTTGAGATATGGATCTGCGGCCTCCGGCAGAAACCGCATATCGCCGGAGAGTGCAAATCCGTCCTCTTCCCAAGAAGCATATTCAAGGATTTTATCTTCATATGCCGTAAGGTTCGCAACGGACGAGCTGGGTAGATGCGCATCTGTTTGGTTCGCAGATATGTTCTCCGGAACGGCAGCCGCGCGTGAGCGGAAATAAATCCTGCCGTCCGCGTCGGTTTCGAGCGTGCACATCACGCAGTTTGCGATCAGCTGCAGACACTCCGCATGCGATCCAATCGGCAGCGGATTGGTGATGATGGTGCTTTCGAGCTCGTGCGCGCTTGCGTCATAGTTGTCATAACCAAAATCCGCCATGACATCGTCGATCATCGCTTTGGCCGATTTGCTGCCATAAGTACCGCGGCGATAGATTCCCGTGCTCATACGCTCAAAGATGTCCGCGGCCTCAAACCGCGCCGTAATGCCATCGACCGTCCACTCGGACAGCCAGAACTTACCGGTACCGATCCAATCGATGTCGCCGTTGCCGCTCACATCGTAGCCGAGCATGAGTTTACATTCCTGATCCTGTGAGAAGAAAGACGACACGGAAGTAGGACTGTCCGGTGTGAAGATGCCGTCCTCGTTATACAGCGAAAAGTTGAGTTTGTTTGACGGAAGCTCAAGGCTGACCGGACTGGCCGAGCGCTTGAGCGCCAAGTCCATGATCTCCTCGTTGCTGTACACGAGCCCTATGCCAAACAGCAGATGCTGTAACCGCAGGCGCTGATATGGCCGCGCGGTGACATGGAATGTGATCACCATCCGATTGTGCTCCGCCAGCGTGAGGATGCCTTCATACTTCGCGTCGGTGTTCACAATATCGTGTGTCTCCACCAGATCGTAATTGAGGTAGGTGGACACAGTGAATTCTCTCGCATATGCATCACTCGCATCGTCGAACAACAGCGTGATGCCGCTCATGCTGTGCAGGCCAGAGAAGCTGATCGTGAGCACAACCGGCACAGCAAAGCTACCGTCAACACCGGACAGCCGCGTGGAGACGAAGCCTTGCTGCTGCCAATCGGCCGTGTTCTCCGGCAGAAACCGTTGCGCGCCATCGAGCCGAAAGAAGTCCTGCTCCCATGTGGCATATGCCGCTCCCTGCTCCGCATCTGTATTCACGCTGCCGAAGTTGGAATAATCAACACCGCCGTCGTTCATAGAAAGCATTGCGTCGCCGCGCGCGGAAGCATCAAACTGGCCGATGTAGATCTGCGCATACGAGCGGTTGCGTACACCCTGCGCACGGTGCAGCTGAATCGCCTCGCGATACGCGCTCGAAACAGAATACATGTGCTACACCTCGATCAGATTCGCTTTGATGTCCACCCAGAACGTTGGTCGGGACGTGATTCTATTGACCAGATACGGCCTGCCGGAGCGGTCGCCAACATACATGCGCAGGGTGCAAAAATCGTTGATGCGCGGATCGAACACCACAAACTCGTTGACGAATTTGCCGCCCTGCTTGCGATCCCATATCTTGAGGAAGTTTTGAAACGCCACCGGTTCCATATATGCAAATGAGCACTCGATCTTCAGCTTGTCGTCGCCGACCACCTGACCGATGAAGTTGCCGCTCTCGTTTCTGCCGCCGTCTACGTTGGTAGCGATGGTAATCCCGCCCGAACCGAACGCCGGAGCGGGCAGGACGATGCCTTCTTTTGTCTGGATATATGCCATGTGTGCCTCCTATCGCGCGAACGACGGATTGCCGGAAAGGCGATAGCCGTTCGCGCGCTCGGCTTTGCGCGTCACGCGCAGCAGTTCGCGACCGTCCACGTTGACCACGAAATCGCCGGAATCACCGGACTGCATCGCGCTCATAGCCTCGACGACCGCGCGATAAACACCGCTCGAGACGGATTCCACGATCTGGTCGTTGTTCATGACCGACGATTTGCCACCGCCGAGGTTCGCGACCAGCTCCGGCCCCGCTTCGCGTGCGACGAAGAGCTGACCTGTGGTGAACCCGCCGCCGCCCGCGGCTGCGTGGATGATCCCGCCGCGCGCCATTTTCAGAATGGAGGGCAGCGGCAGAGATGGTGCTCCGGAGGAGGTATATTCAACGTTGATCTTGAACGAGAGCTGGGTTTTGATCTTTGAAAGCGCGAGGTTGATGCCGGTGACCATGTACGCGATGTCGATCACGATAGCGCCGAGCAAGTATGCCAAATCAAAGTGGATCTGATCGAACAGATCGGAAAACGCCTGCTCGATCCTACGAATCATATCGTTTGTAATCGCGAGCACTTTTGCCTTGGCTTCCTCTGCGATCTTCTTAGCCGACGCAATGATGGACGTGCCGCCCGCGCTGATGCTGCTCGTCATCTCGTCCATGACCATCGAGGCATTTTCAGAAATGCCTGCGCTGAATCCCTTCATGAGATCCGCACCGAGCTGCTGCGCTGCCTCAACGGTCGGGGTCTTTTGCAGGGCCTGCGCGATGGCGCTCGAGGACGCCTCAATGGAATCCGTTGCTGAACGCGTCAGCTCCTCCGTCGAACCCTTTGCCGCTTGCAACTCTTTGTCAAACGCCTCGATCTCCGTTTTTGCAGTGCTGGCGGATTCACCGGCCCCACCGAACCAACGATCCACTTCGGCAAGCGCCGCGTCAGCCGAGGATTCATTCAAAGCCAGTTCCAGCTCATACTTCGCGCCGTTTTGCTCTATCGCCGCCTGAACGTTCGCGACCGCATCGTGTGCCATCTGCCCGGCTTCGTCGCCAAAGCCGAGCCACTTGAGAATGGTATCGTTGAAGCTCGCATACAGCAGATTGACACCCAGGGCAATGCCCTGAAAGATCGCATTGAAGCCGTACTCAAGCGTGATCAGAATCGATTTCACCCATCGGCCCGCCTCGATCAGGATACCGACAAAGTTCTGCAGCGCGCCCTTGCCGTCGCCCTTGAGCAAGGACACCACCAGTTGAATCCCTTTTGCGACAATCGAAAGCGCCGTTCCGACCGTGTACAGCGCGATGGAGATGATGCCTCCCACGAGCGACTGGAAGGTCTTATCCTTGAACAGATCGCTTAAAAACAGAACTACATCCGAGAGTGCATCACGGATATCCATCAGGCCCTGAGCCAGAGCGTCCATCGCGGGAGATTGCTTCACAGTTTCGATCACACCATCGATGAATTCCTTAATCGAGCCTGCCAGCTCTGAAACGGCGGTCGTGACCGGCTTCAGCCAATCGACAAGCTTCTTGAGCCATTCCGGCATCTCGCGTTCCTGATAGATCGCCTCGATACCGCCGCTGCCACCGCCACCGCCGCCCTGGGCGTTCATAACGTTCAGCTCATCGATGGCCATCATGTTTTGCGCGGCGGCTTTAGCGGCCGCTCCCGCGCCGCCGACGCTCGTGGCATAGTCTTGAGCGCCTTTGGATGCCGATGCCCACGAAATGCCGAACAGCATCGACAGAAACTGCGCCAGACAGCTCGTCGCCGTTGCCAGCATGCTCGCCAGTGCGCGCAGCGCCGGAAGTGCCGCCTGATAGACAGCCTGAAACGCAACGCCCAGATTACCTTTGATCTGGCCAAGACTGGAGCTCAGCGACGCATCCGCCTTTGCCGTTTCCAACATTGCTGTGATTAAGCGGCGCAGTCCCGCATACAGCGAGGCAACGCCGAGCATGGCAAATCCGGCAGTTCTTGAAAAGCGCAGCAGCCCAGAGCCGGAAGCGCGTGAGGATGTTTCAGACTCGCGATGTGCCTTCGCGCTTTCCCGCGCGGTTCTTGCCTGCTCCTTCGCGCGCGCGGTGGCGGAACGTGCCGCTTCCAGCTGCGCCTGCTCCGCCTGCGCACTCTCCGCTACCTTCTGGTTGAGCCACTGAACGCTCTGTGCGGCCTCGTCCGCCGCCTTCTGATACGCTGCGAGCGCGGCTTTCGCCTCGTCATATTTCTGCTGCAGGGCGGGGCTCGGGCGCTGCATTTCGTCCACCATGGACTGGATACTTTCGTCGCTCCGGCCCTGCTTGAGCATCGCCTGGATATACGGCTCCAGATCGTTATCCGACATCGTGGTGGCCTGAACCTGCTCGCGGATGACGCGCACTTTTTCCTGCGCTTTACGTACACCCTCCATGGCCTTGTTCATTTCAGAAACCGCTGTGGTGCGGTACTTTGTCCAAGCGTTGCTCGAACCGCTGACCGCGCCGCCTGCGCTCTGCACGATACCCTTGGCGCGCAGCACGGCTTTTTCGGCCGACGTCAGTTCGCGGTTGAGCTTGGATGCGTCACCCGTAATCAAAACCTTGATTTCTTCCGTCGCCCGGCCCATGCTGCTCACCTCTCTTTCTGTTTTGCCTGATACGATTGGTTATATGCGGCGACATACGCCGCCATGCCTGCCTGCTGCTGCTTCCATAGCGGAACGGTCGGCTGCTCTTCGGTAAACCACTCCGGAAACGCCTTTTCCAGTGTCGGCGCTTTCTTCGGCTCCCATGTAAAGATGCCGACGAGCGCGGCCGTGCGGTAGACGATGCTAACCAGGCTCTTTTGCTTGAGCCGCTGCTCCTCCGCGCGATCCTGTTCGCGTCGGTTGTACATGCGGATGTACGCTTTGATCTCGCCGTAGGACAACTCCCAGAACTCTGCAGGCCGGATACCCGCATAGATTGCGTCTTCGTATACATCCCGCAGGATCGCTGACGCGCTGTACGGCTCACGGGTTAATTCTTCGCCGATTCCTCCAGCATCGTCTGCGCTGTCTCCTTCGTAAAAAAACCGGAGATGACCATGAGCTGGGTGTAGAGCTTGACGCGGACTTCAATGGAGAAGTCCTCAAATGTCGCGCCGCCAAACTCGCAGCCATCTAGCAACATGCGATCGATCAGGGCAGTGACCTTGTTCATCGTCATGCCGTGGTCGAGCTTTTGCATGGCTGCCCAAAGGACGGTGGCGATTACGCTCGTGCGGTCGATGTGGTCCATTGCCGCGAGCAGGGATTCGCCGAGCTTTTTCTCCGCTTCCATCACCCAAGCCGACGGCAGTGAAAGCCGGTGCTCTTCATCTACAACCGTGAGTACAAAAGATGTTTCCATATTTCCTCCCAAAAATACGGAGAGAGCGTATCGCCCTCTCCGAAGAATATCTGTTATGTTGTTTAGGATGCGCTGCCCGCTTCACTGAGCGGCAGGATCTCCCCGATGGGGAAGTGCTTACTGGAGAATTCCAGCGGGCTGTTGCCGTCGCCAACCTCGCCCATGGAGAGCGCGACCTTGGCATCCCACTGGAAGCCGGAACCGTCGGGAAAGATCACCTGAAAGGATGCTACTGCATCCGCAAGCTGTACCGCGCGCAGCGTGTCCCAGTTGGTGCCCGTTTGCATGCCGGTGTAGGCATGCGTAAACTCCATATCGCCTGGATCGGATTGGCCGGGCGCATATGTCTTTTGCTTGTCCTCGATACAGGAGGTCTCCACCTGCTCGGCGGAGCCCATGAACGCGGGGAACTTCTTTACGTCCGGCACCTGCGTAAATGTCGGTGCGCCGCTCGCCTTGATCTTGAGCAGCGTCCCCATGGAAACTAGCCTGTCTGGCATATGATTCCTCCTTCGTTATGAATGTTGATTCTGATAAACCCATCCGGTTGCGGTATCGATCCATGCGCGAAACGTCATGCTGGAAACATACGCGGTCGTTTCTGCTTCGATCACGACCTCAGCATCCGATGGCACCAGTGCGAGAAAACCCACCGCGGCAAACGCCGACATGACAGCGCTTTTACAAGCCGCGCGAAGCGCCGGGCTCGACGTCCAGATGGAGATTTGAACCGAGGTTTCGATGGTCGCCATCCGGCGCGTACTGGTAGACAACCCGCTGCCGGTGGTAACCGACCACGCGCCCGCAGGCGATTGCCGGATGTTGTTCAGCCGCTGCGGGTATGTGCCCGGCGACCAGTCTATGCCCGCAATCGCGTCGATGATTGCCTTAATCAGCTGTTCGATGTTCACCTAGCTACCTCCCGATGTTGTCGCGCACGGTAACGCCCGCGATCTCGGCCGCTTCTTTTTCCAAAACGGCCTGCGCCGGATAGAGAAACGGCTTTGCAGGCTGTCCGAGCGTATGGATGAACGTTCCATCTTTGCAGTAGACCCAGCCATCGCGGATCTCGCCCGCGTGCGGGCCGGAGAGGATCACCGTCTGCAGCGTATAGGTAAATCCCGCCGCAACCGGGTTACGCGGCGCGCCGTTTGCCACCGCTCCCTGATGCCCCGGCAGGCCGGTGCCGTACTCGATATACGGCGCGAGTGCATGGTGAACACCAAACCCGCCGCTTGCGATAGCTCCATTTGTCTGTACCGGATCAGCTTTGATCGCCGCACCGAGATCGCTCTTGGTTGCCTGCGCGAGCGGCTTTGCGATGTTCAGGCCGCGCGCGATCAGGTTCCGCACGACCTCCGCCGCGGTATTCTTGCTATCGATGCGTCGCAGGCGGTTGAGCAGTTGATCGCACGAAAACGTAATGCCGCTCACGGGTCCACCCGCTTGGCGAGCAGTTTGATGTACGCGTCGTACCGCGGCGCTTCGACCACGCGAAACGTGATCCCGCCGCAACGGATGAAATCACCTTTCCCGATGGGAAGCTCCGCCGCGGTCACGATGATATCCTGACCGATCTTGAGGCCGTATTCCTCCACGGTGAGCTTGTCGCTCACATACTGCACATTGCATTGGTGCATGGAAACGGCCGTGCCGGGCGAGCGTGTGATGCCGCCGAGCGCATCTATGGTTTCGACCATATCCAGTAGCGTGATGAGCCTGTCGTAAAACGTCACCGCCTGCGCATCGAGAAAACTCTGCGGAATCTTCATCTACCAACCCGCCTTTCTGAATCTCGACAGCATGCGGTCATAGTCCTTGAGTACGGTCTCGCAGGCTTTCGCCACCGCGGTGGCATACGGGTTTTCGCGATAGGACACCGATTGCCCGTTGTCTGTGACACTCGAAATGCTGCCGACGATCTTGCCCGCATTCTCGCCGTTTGCGGTCTTCGCCATACGGTAAGCGTCGCCAATCATCTCGGCGGTTGTGTTGTACAGCTCGCGCGGAAGATTGCGCTGATGAATGTCCGCCAATACCTTATCCAGTGTGGTTTCCACGGTGAGCGTCAACAGTGCATCGTTCCCGGCAACGCCGAGGTGCACGCGCGCTTTTTCCGTGAGCGTTTCTATGACCGACATCCATCAGCTCTCCTTCCTAGTTGTGTTCGGGGTGTTCCTTGTTCATGTGGCGCGTCAGTGCGCCCTTGCTGCCGATCTCCTTCCCGCAGACCGGGCAGGAGATAACATCCTCGCTATCGGTCGCCGGATCTGCATCAAGCTCGTCGGCAGGTTTATCGATGGCGGGATTCTTCAGCTCCTCCACCTGATAGCCAAGCGAGCGCAGGCGGCGGGCGAGGTCATCCCGTTCGGTCGTCGCTTCACCATGGTGGAACTCCAGCCCCCAGTGGGTACCGTTGACATCGAGGTTTGATTTGATGCGATACACGTTCCTCACCCGACCTTCAGCTTGCGCAGCACCGCCGCGGAGCGGGATGCTTTGAGTGCCATGGCCGCGACCATCTCGACTTCGCCTGTTTTCACCGCGCCCGGCGCGCTCATGTTCGGCAGATAGGTTTTCACCAGCGTATTGCCATCCGGTGAAACACCGTGAACACCGTCAAGGCCAAGCCGCACCGGATAGATGCTGGTCAGGCCGTCCTGATCGGTCTCGATGACCGGATTGCTCGTGCCGGGCTTGTCGCCCAGCGGCATGACGATGGAAGGACCCCACTGGAGCGCCTCGAAGCCATAGTTTTCCTTGGAGGCGAGGTTGACACCCGCGCGATCCATGACGCTTTGAAACACCGCGAACATGTCCTGATTCATCAGGTACAGCGTCGGTGTTGCATCCATCCGCGCGCGGAGCCTGCGGAGCAGGTCGAGGAACGTTTTCCAGTTCGTGTCGATGGCCGTGGAGCTGGAGAGGTCGATGTTCGCGGTCGGGATTAGCTCGGTCGTGCTGCCGGTGATCGCCTTGTCGATGCCGTCGAAGGCGGTACCATCGCCGATGCCGGAGTCGCCGTTGATGAACATGTGGTGATACAGCGCGATAGTCGCATTGGTTTTCTGCTGCACCTGAAACTGCACATGCTCAACCACCTGTCGTTCGTGTTCCGCGATCACGCGGTCAACCTTGAACGAACCGCCGAACACCTTCAGGTCGACGACCTGTTTGGTCGTTGCGGCTTCCTGCGCCTCATACTCGGTGTTCAGCGCGCGGGACGCGGCGGTGGGCAGCGTGGTTACGCGGTTATAGACGTACGACAGCGTTTCGCCACCCTGCGGCTTTGCCGTGTTGTCAAAGGGGAGCTTGTCAAGGAGCGCCGATTTCCGGAACTCGTCAATGACAAAATGCGTCAGCTTGCTTTGCGAGAGCTGCTGCGCCTGTGCCAGCGTAATGGGCATTGCGTTTTACCTCCATATTGGTTATTTTGCGGTGCCGTACAGCCCGCTCAGAATCTCGGCCTCGAGCGTGGCGGGCTTGTCCTTTCCGGCGTCGGCGGCTCCCGCGTGGCCGTCGCCTTCCTCCCGGGTTTGTTCGATGACGAAGAGATAGGGATCGGACTTCTTCAGAGCGTCGATATCCACGCCCTCCACGCTGCCGTCCTCCTTGACCTTCACCTTGGATAGATCAAGCAGCGCGCTCGCCGCCTTGATGTTCCGCGCGCCAGACTGCGCGAGGAGTAAATTCACCGCGCTGTCCCTGCGGAATACCGCAAGATCGTCATCGTACTTTTTCTGTCCGGTTGTTGCGGCGCTCTTCAGCGCATCCAGATCGACGCCATCAAACTTTTTGACGGTATCCTGAAGGCCCTTGAGGGTGTCCGTCGCGGTCTTGAGCTCCGTTTCCTTGTCCCTGAACTTCTGGAGGCTGACATAGCCGCCGTCTGTCAGGTTAGCGATCTTCACTCCGTCCTTTGCGCTCTCCTGCGCGTCGTAGACTAACTTGAATTCGTCGTAGGACAGCGGTTTTTCGCCAAACAGCTTTTTGAGATATTCCGGCATTGTGTTCCTTTCCACCCGCGATTTGATTTATAAACGCGCGGCCACTCCGCGCCGGGGTGTCCATGCGTTTAAGCGCCTGCATGGTCGGCTGATTTTGGGTATAACAAAAGGACGCTCGTTTTATGAGCGTCCCTAGGTTGCAAAATATACTAGTACATGAGCCTGCGATTATAATTGAACTACGATTCTTCGTTGATAGGCCAACAATACACTTTATTGTTGTGTTTTCACGGCATTCTGCTATACTCAGTGCAGGAGGTGATCTTGTGAAAAAGACCTATTTAAAATACTGGCTTGCAAATGGTGGTGGCGGTGAGCCCTTTGGATCAAAACCAGTGGTGATGTACATGCCACATACATATTCCTTGCCATTAGATGAATATGTAGAAAACATCGCGAACACTAGATTTTCGCAGGAACTTCCACAACCACTGCATATCTACAAGGTCGATGTTGTCGAACTTAGCGAGGAAGAAATTGAACGGCTCAATGCAAACCCGCTCCATATAATTGATAATTGAGGAACACAAAATACCGAGTGTCTCGCACCTCGGTTTCTTATTTGCTCGTAGTATGTCTGCGGGATTCCATTCTTATACCTTTCTTAGTCCGCTGGATATATCTTCATGTGTTTCTCTGGGTTATCAGAAAGGATAGAGGGATCGGATATCGCGATACTTCAACTTCAGTGCTTCCCACCATTTTTCATTGGTGTATTTCATGCGCTGAAATTCCGCAAGCGTCTTGGGGACATCCTCGATCACCTCGCGATACCGCTGCCACTGGCGGCGGTCAGGCGCGGTGTTTTTGATTGTCCGCTCGTTTAGCACCGCCTGCGGATCACCCACGACATACTTTTTATACCACTCCGGATACGTCATCGCGGACGGTATCTGAATGATCTCGCCCGTGATCGGATTTCTCGCGGGCCGCGTGATCTCCGCGAGGGTGCTTTTGTCGATAAATGGCGCTTCGATGGAACGACACCAGGGATGCAGCGGCGGGAAGTTCACGCCTGCTTTGCGCGTTGCGTACGAGTAAAACTTGCCTGTGTCCGGGTCTTTCAATCCATCGTGCAGGCGGCAGATGCCGGAGGTTTTCAAATCCAGCACCGCGATGAACCGATACCGTTTCGCGCCCATGGAGCTACTCGCTTCGGCAGACATTTCGTTGTAAACATACATCGTCTCCGTACGCAGCAGCCGCGCCGCGGCGTACACGCCGCCCTGATCGGGCGAGGCCATGAATGACTCCAGCTCACGCAGACAATGCTCCCACGGCCGCCCTGTGGCGACGTTGACGCGAACGATCTTGCCAAGCTTCTCCGCCAGTTCATCCGCGTTTTGCCAGACGCGTGCCGAGTAATTTTCTCCCGCCCAACGCTGGGACAACACCGCGTCGATCTCCTCAATGGTGATCTGTGAAAACGGGATTGCAGCGCCGGTGCCCTGTTGCATATCGAACACCGTGCGGTAATATGCCTCTGAACCAACCTTACGCTCTGCTTCCTGATGGATTGCGATCTCGCGATCCGCAACCTTTGCGCACTCTGCGCGAATGTTTTCCTGCATCGCCTGCAGGCGTTTCATCCGAGCGCCGTACTGCGCACTGTTCGTGCGGGCGAGCAGCTTTCGCCGCACATCCGGATCGTCGACCTCAGAAATGAGTTTCATAAGGGCATCCGCCCGCGCGCGGGGCAGCGGCTCGCGCAGATACCGCGCCGCTTCTATTGGTGACAAATCACCTTGCTTGGCATAATGTTCAAAGAGCGCGGAAAGCTCCGCGCTCAATTCGTCGAATGCGTCTTTGTAGAGCCGGAAGATGCGCACGGCATAGTCGTCGCCGATCAGTTCAATGCGCAGCATTCGCTCGAGCGCACGCTTCTCCCAATAATCGCTCACTTCGCATTATCCTCATCTTCAGCGGGCATACCATAGGAGCCCATGTTCTTGCGCGCTTCCGCAGCGGTTTTTTTGCGCTGTTTCTCCATCTCCTGCATGGCCTTATCGGGATCGTCCACGAGCGGGTGTGCCGCCATGAGGATGCGCTCCGGAACCAGATCGGCCGAGGCTATGATCATGTTCACGGTCTCCACATCGTTGGTGATCATACTCTTATTGAACGTCACCTCGATGCTTGTTGGATCATATTTCACATTGCCCTGCTTGTTGATCTCCTGTGTGATAAACCAGAAATGATCTTCCAGCGCCATGCGCATCCGCGCAATCAGCGCGTTCGCCTTGAGGTCGAGCAGGGTATATTGAAATTTGAGCGCAACACCGGAAGGTGCGGTGCCAAACGTGGCGTTGCGGATGTCTACCGCCATGCCAAACTCATGAATCGCGTCGCGCAGGAGTTTGAGCCAGTCGATGCGTCCTGTCATGTTCAGATCCAGCTGCTTCATTTCGATATTGCCGCCCTGTCCTGCGATATGCACCGCGCGGTTGATGTGCAGTTTTCGCACCACGGAATTGGCAACGTCACCGCCAAATCCCTGCAGCACCGCCCAGAATTCATTGAAATCGAGCACGTTGTTGGTGCCCATGGACTGCACGAGGTCATATGCGTCGATGAGGTCTTTGTATCGGGCAAGGTCGCTCGTGCCGCTTTCGTTGTTGGAAAGCTCGACGAACGGTAACCGCTCCCACGTTTTGCCGACACTCGATTTTACCACCGGCGTCACGCCATCCTTGCCGGTGACATACGTTGTCGCGCGGAAGTGCGGCTGCACGCCCGCGCGCTCCGGATCAGGCTGAAACACCGCATCCCCATCGGCATACCAGAAGGTGACACCCTGCTGCGTCCACCACTCGGCATATGTACGCGTCACGCGCTTATCGCGTCCGATGCGCATCTCAACGGGATAATGATAGATGAACTCGACCAATTCCTGATCGTGCGCGGTGTCGTACACGGGGATACCGTTTTTACGGGAGATCACCGCCTGCCGCAGGCGGCCGTTGCGGTCGCGATACTCTTTGATCCACGCCTTGCCGCCCTTGGCCGCCTCGGTCGCCCACTCGGTCAGTAGGTTCATAAACACCGCATCGGTGGTGCGGCTTAGCGCTTCACTGAACGCATCCCCGCTTGCGGCATCCTCGCCAACGCTGATGGACGGTTCTTTGCCGAGCACATACTGCGCCTTTTGAATGACATGAATCCAGAAGAATGGATTCGGGGTGCGCTCGTTGGATCGGTTTGGATTGGTAAATGCAGTCGAGACCTCGATCTCCTCGCCGTCGTCGTTCGTCTGCGTTTCCGCGATGAATTCCGTGCGGAAGTCGTGCTTACGGATATCATGCTGCCCGTCGTAATACCGCTCGGCATCCTCGGCCATCTTGTAGGAAGGGCTCTGTTTATCCTCTCGAATGAGATCGGTTAGGATTTCTGCTTCGGACATGGAGCCAGATTTCGCCAGTCGCATGCTTTGCAGCTCCGTTTGCGTAATGATCATATAGCCCCTCCGTCAGCTTACCTTCGTTTCAAGCATGGCTTCTTCGAGTGCGTAACGCAGCGCGTCGATCCAGTGGTTGTCCTTATCGACCGGTTCCGGCAGAATGTTGCCGTCGCGATCCTCCTTGTACTTATACATGCGCATCTCGCGGACGAGATCGATGCACGAAGGATCGATATAGATATGCTTCATGCGCTTAAGGTATTTGATGCCGAACTCTACGCTGCTCGGCCCTTTTCGTGCCGGAATCGCACGGATGCCGAAGCTGTTAAGCTCCTGAATGTTCAGCATGTCGTTGTCGCTGGTGACCACCTCGTGTTTCACGATGGGCAGCAGCATATCCGCCAGCGCGCGGTTGTCCTGATAGTTCGCACCCTCAGTGCGGTAGACATAGACCTCCATCTTGCGTTTATCCAGCCCGCAGCGCACGAAGGCGTTGGGATCGGGGAAGAAGCCGAAATCCAGACCGTTTTTCGGCCGTGCTTCCGACTGCGCGCGTTCGGTGAGGTCCTTGATCTCCCAGTTGGTGAAGATCAGCCTGCCCAGCACGCCCCAGTGGCCGAGCGTGTATACGTCGTAATAGTATTTATCCGATTCGTTCTCGAGGCGTTCGATATCCTCTTTCGTCAGGAAACGATTGTCTTTATATGTTGTGCGCAGGATGAGAAGGTTATCGTCATAATACTCGCCCTTCACCTCGTCAAATTTACCTGCGAAGAACTCCCTGTAAATCCAGTGATCCTGTAAAACGGGGTTAAAGAGCAGGATCATGCGTTTTGGAGTGTCGTCGCCGCCGCGCAGACGCTTGAGCAGCTGCTTATAGTCGGGATAGTCGATCTCTGTTGCTTCCTCGACCATTATATCGGTGACCACGCCACATTCCGGCGTGACGGATTTCATCTTTTCTACGTCATCCAGACCGGCGAAGAGTATCTGTCTGCGGCTGGCCTTGTGGGTGATGACCATGTCCGTCTTGCTGATGTCGAACTGATCCGCGAGCTCCATGCGCGTGATGCATTTGCGGATTTCGTTATAGCAGGAGTTGCGGATGGTGCGCGCGGTCTTTCGCAGCACGAGGTAATTGCGCTCACCCAGGAGCATGTCCCGCACCGTGCGCTGACCGAGGATACCATACGATTTGCCGCTCGAAGAGCCGCCGAAGAAGATCTGCGTGGGACGCACATCCGTTAGCCGTTCGCCGTATGCGGGGTTCATGATCTCGCGCCACACCGCGTCAGGGATAATCGGCATGCCGTGATTGGCGTTATCAAGGTCGGCAGCGTCGCGCTGGCCAAGATACTGTTTGCCGAGGAAGATTGCCATGGTGGCGTTCTTCTCCGCGAGCTTGAATTGCGAACGCCGCAGGCTCGCTTTGCCAGTTGCAGAGTACTTTTTATAAGCGTTGGCATAGTCGAGCGGATTGCCGTCCTCATCGAAGTACCGTTCCGCGATCAAACGCGCCAGTGTTCGGTGGTCAATATCCTCCATAATCGAGCAGATTTCCTGCTGTGTACACTGTATCGCGCAGAGACTTTCGAACTTCTTATAGTCGCTCTCCGCCCATACGACCTGCTTGCCTTTCTGCGCCATTGGGTGCGCCTCCAATCATCCTTACCGCATTACAGCAGCACCGCCGTTTGTCCGGTGAACTTCTCCCACCGGTCGATAATCACGTCCACATACCGCGGATCGAATTCCATCATGAAGCACACGCGGCCGTTCTGCTCAGCGGCGATGATCGACGTGCCGGAGCCGCCGAAGAGATCCGCCACGAGATCGCCGCCCTTGGTGTTGTTCTTCATCTGATAATCAAACAGCGGGATGGGTTTCATCGTCGGGTGTTCTTTGCTGCATGTTGGACGATCAAACTCGAGCACGGTGGTCTGCTTGCGGTCGCTCGCCCAGAGGTGCCCGGCCCCTTCCTTCCAGCCATAGAGGCAGGGCTCGTGCTTCCATTGGTAGTCCTGTCGGCCCATCACCATACTGTTCTTGACCCAGATCAGGCACTGGCGCACGATAAGCCCGGCTTCCTGCACCGCAGCGCGGAAGATGTAGCCGTTGGAATCGGCGTGCCAGATATAGAACACCGCGCCCGGCTTCAAATGCGACTGCGCGTTAGTGAATGCTTTTACGAGGAAGGTATAAAACACATCATCCGCCTGCGCGTCGTTTTCGATGGTGAGCTGCTTTTTCGTTTTGCCTTTGTAATCGACGTTATACGGCGGGTCAGTCAGCAGCAGGTCCGCCTGCGCGCCGTTCATGAGTAGCGCAACATGCTCCGCTTCCGTACTGTCCCCGCACATAAGCCGGTGGCGGCCGAGCTGATAGATTTGCCCGACCTTGCTTCTTGCTATCTCCGGCACAACCGGATCGTAATCATCGTCAACCGCATCCGTTTCGTCCTCTGGTAGGTCAAATCCGGTAATGCTCACGTCGAAGCCAAGGTCGTCCAGAAACTTCAATTCCTCATTCAACAGGCCGATATCCCACGTCGCATGCTCGGCAAGGCGGTTGTCCGCGAGCATATACGCGCGCCGCTGCGCCTCGGTCAGGTGCTCCACGAAAATGCACGGCACCGCGCTCATTCCTTCGGCTACCGCCGCAACGAGGCGCCCATGTCCGGCGATGATCCTTTTATCCTTGTCGATCAGGAGCGGATTGACGAAGCCGAACTCGCGCATCGAACGCCGCAGCTCCATGATCTGCTCATCGCTGTGCTTGCGGG